TTAGAATTAAATAGGTTATGTTTACAAAACAATGAAAAAAATGAAGCGTCTTTTTTAGTAGCACACTCTTTAAAACTGTTACCTAAACCAAAAATAGTAGTAAGTTATGCCGATACTTCTAAAAATCATGTAGGGTACATTTATCAAGCTACTAATTTTTTATATACAGGACTTAGTGCAAAAAGAACTGAATGGAGAGTTATTGGTAGTAATAAACATAGCAAAACTATTACTGCTCAATCTACTTTAGAAGATAGAAAGATTAATAAAGATAAATATGAAGTAGTAGATAGACCTAGAAAACATAGATACATATATTTAGTAGCACATAAAAAACTTAAAAAGATTTTAAGAGAATCTCTTAACTATAAAATAGAACCTTATCCTAAAGGTGATAATTTATATTATGATTCTAGTGCTAATATTGAAAAACAAATAATTTTAGATTTGGAAACAACATGAGTCTTGATAGAAAATTTGTATTAGGATTAAAAAGAAGTGGCAAGTATTCTTGCCCTAATTGTCAACACGAAAGAACGAAGAATAAACGAGATACACCATTATCAGTTACTTTACAATCTGATTCTGTTGTATATTTTTGTCATCATTGCAACATAAAAGGAGTGGAATACTATGAAGAAACTAACAAACAACGTAATACAATTCGCAGAAAAGAGGGGGATAAGTCAAAAAACACTAACAGAAATGAAGTGCGAAAGCGGTTCGGCACAGTTTGGTGATAGAAAACTCGAATCATTAGTCTTTGGCTATTATAATAGCAAAGGCGAAAGAGTTAATTATAAAGCAAGAGCTATACAAGAAAAAGCATTTAAGCAACAGACTGGTGGAAAACAACAATTCTATAATTTAGGTAATGTTTTAAATTCTAAAAACCTTGATACTGTATATATTACAGAAGGAGAAATGGATTTATGTTCTTTAATAGAGTCTGGTTTTTCTATTAATAGTGTTTTAAGTGTACCAGGTGGTGCTCCAGCTACTCCTACGGAAGAAGCTCACAATACTAAAAGATACCAATATGTATTAGACGCATTAGCGGAAGGGTTAGATAAAGCAAATTGTTTTGTGTTATTGACCGATAATGATGATCCAGGTCGTAACCTACGAAGTGATTTAGCATCTATTTTTGGGCATGGTCGATGTAAGTTTGTGGAATTTTCTAGTAATGTTAAAGATGTTAATGAATATATGCAGAAAGTAGGTAAAGACCAATTACAATGGCTAATTAATGAAACATTACAACCATTTCCGATTGAAGGGGTATATTCATTAGATGAAATACCAGAACCCTCGCCACCTAAATTATGGAGTCCTTGCTTTGATGGGTGGGAGAATAAAGTTATGATAGGGGGTGGCATGGTAAGTGTCATGACTGGTTATCCTGGTCATGGTAAAACCACTTTTGCACAACAAATATGGGCACAAATAGCAAAAGAATATAAAATACAGGTTGGTATATTTTCCGGAGAAACAAGAGTTAAACCTTATGTGAGAAGAAATTTACGAACATTTTATCATGGTAAACAAGAACGAGATATGTCGGAAGAAGAATTAAATTCTGCGGATTATTGGATAAGAGATACTTTTCATTTTCTTAATCACCCACAAAATGCACCAGAATTTGAATGGGTATGTGAAAAAATAAAAGATATGAAAGCACGATTCGGTATTGAAGCATTTATGTTTGATCCTTTTAATAAAATAGAGATGCCAGATATGACAAGAGGATCAGAAACAAATTGGATAGGAAAATGTTTAGATGACTTAACAACATTGGCAAAGGTGTTAGATATTCACATAATGATTTTGGCTCACCCATCTAAGCCAAGTGAGTTAAAGGTGCATAATGCAGCACCTACGGCTTATAGTATAGCAGGTTCAGCTCATTGGTTTAATAAACCAGATCACATCTTTAGTTTATGGAGAGAAAAATTTGAAGATGAAGAAGGTAATAGAACAACTGAAGCAAAACTTATTGTTTGCAAATGCCGATATGAAGAATTAGGATATCCAAGAATTTTAGAGATTAAGATGAATTTGGATAATGGTTGCTTTGAAAGTGTTGATAAGCAACAAGTCTATCAGTCAAATAGAAAGGACATTTATGGCTAAACAATTAAGAATATTATCATTAGGAGCAGGAGTACAAAGTAGCACATTAGCTTTAATGATAGAATATGGAGAAGTTCCAATGGTTGATTGTGCGATATTTGCTGATACAGGAAATGAACCAAAAGAAGTTTATAAATGGTTAGATTATTTAAAAGGAAAATTATCTTATCCTTTATACATTGTAGATAATGGTAATTTAAAACAAGATAGCTTAGATAGTAATTTTTTAAAAATACCTGTATTTACTAAAAATACTGTAACAGAAGAAAAGGGTTTTGGTAGACGACAATGCACTAGGGAGTATAAAATATACCCTATTCAGAGAAAAGTTAGAGAATTGTTAGGATTAAAAAAACATCAAAGAGTGCCTAAAGATACTAAAGTAGAAATGTTAATAGGTATATCTAAAGATGAAATGTCAAGAATGGCTAGAAGTAGAGATTGGTGGATAGACAATCAATATCCATTAGTTTTAGAAAAACAATTTTCTAGGATAGATTGTTACAACTGGTTAAAAAACAATAATCACCCTATACCAGATAAATCAGCTTGTACCTATTGCCCATTTAATTCAAATAGTTCTTGGTTACGACATAAAAAAGACCCAGAAGAATGGGCACAACTAATTAAATTTGATAAAGAAATTAGAAATAAAATTCGTTATAAAGATGTTGAAGCGTATTTGCATAAAGATTGTGTTCCATTAGATGAAGCAGAACTAGACCCACATAAAGACCAAATGGATATGTTTAATGACATCTGTGATGAAGGTATGTGTGGCGTTTAATGTTTTTTAATGTTAATTTTAATTTAAAAAACCGCAGATTTCTGGTGTCAAGAAAAAAATAATTTTTTTTTAAACCGCAGAAAACCGCCATTTATTTACCAAAAATAGCTAAAAATGGCTAAAATCTGCCATTTCTCAAAACCCAATATGTTATAATGGTCTAAACAAAGCGATAAGTATGCTTTATGCTGTTTGACATTGTAAATAAATATTGTGTTTGAGTTGGTAGTAACTCTGCCCTATGCCAGTTGCATAGGAGAAACGGAGATTGCTATGGTAGCAACAAACGAATACAATCGTATTAACTCAATTTGGGATAAAGCCAAAGAAGAAGGCACAATCCTTTTATCCGATCAAGAACTTATTAGTGCTTTTAAAAGATTATATTTTAAAGCAATGAAAAAAGGTTGGAAAAAGAAAATACTTATAACAAGTGGTAATAGACACACTTGGTATAGGCGTTCTAAGCGTGCTTGGGTAATTAACCCTAAATGTACTAATGGTTATCAAGGGTTAAAAGATTTAACCCATTCAGTTTCTCATTGGTGTCATTATAGATTACACCCTAATGATAAACCGCATAGTGATAATCAATTTTGGTTAGAACTAAGATTAACTAACTATGCTTATGACCAAAAATGGCATTTAGGCACATTAAGGAGAAACAAATGACTGATTTAGTTATACCAGATTTTTTGCTTAATCCTCAACCTACAAAAGTAGTAGTGAGAAAACCTAAAGTCAAAAAGGTAAATTACGAAAAAGAATATCGTAAACATTTACCTAAAAATTGGAAAGATGCAATTTATACTTCTAATGTTAATACTTTTCGTGGTGGCAATTATGATGTTTTTTATAAAGTCATACGAAAAGGAAAACATAAAGGTAAAATTCAATATCGCTTTCCAAGAAAACATAGAATTTATTTAATAGATGCTAAAACATTTTTTAAATAAAAAAGCGTACTAGCACTAACTAATACGCTTTAATTTATCTTAACCTTAGTTACTACCATCTTAAACACAATGTTAAAATAAAGCAATGTTTCATGTGAAACAATTATTGCCCAGCTAAAGGATTGTTTAATGCTTTGGTTAGCATATCTCTTAATCGTTCTTCTAACTCTTTTAGCTTAACATCTATAGCTTCATTGCGTCTTTGTGCATCTGACTCTATAGCCGTTCTTTTACCATCGAATCTATCTTCTGCATGTTGTATTAAAGTTCTTACATCATTTTCTGCTGTTCTTTGACTTGTTCTTATTTCTTGTTCTGTTAATCTTGACCTTTTATCTACTGCACTTATTTGGTCTAACAACTCATTCATATCTTTACGCAGTTCATTACGAATATCTCTAGCATCGCCTTGTGCTGCTGTTACTAATTCCATAGCAGTAGATATTTCAGACTGTAAAATTTGTTCCATATTGGCAATTTTAGTTTCTAATGTATTATCCATGCCAGATATTTTATCATTTAATACTGTTTCTAAATTAGTTATCTTTTCTTCAAATACATTTAAACGGCTTTCATAACCAGATAAATCTGGTGGTTCATAAGCTTTTATAACTTCTTTCATATCCATGTAATCTTTATACACTTCAAATGCACCATAAGCACCACCTACTAATGTTGATAATGCTATTAATATACCTACTAATTTGCCACCTCTAAATTTAATTCCTGCAAATTCTAATTCATTACTCATATTTCATTCCCCCAACAATCCCAGCCGTCTGTTTTTTGTCTAGCAAAAAGTTCTATGCGAGGTAAATCACCGCATAAATCTACAATTCTATCTCTTACACAATCTGGTTTTTTTGAATGTTTATCTATTGGCTCATAAACAATTTGATGAACACTTTTAGAAACTCTTTTTGGTTTGCCTTTTGTTGCTAATAAACAAATTTCATTATTAGCTCTTGTCCAATACCCTAATCCCCAAAAAAAACTATCGGCTTTCTTATTTTTCTTTACCCAGCTAAAACCACAAGTTTTATAAGTAAACCCCCATGATTTAATAACCTCTATTCCTTCTAACAAATTAGGATAAGTAATCCACATTAATAAAACACAATTTTTATCTGCTATATTATTAACTGGTAACTCTTTAATATCTTTTACATTCATACAAGGATAATGATTTTCAGCACTTCTGTCTTTACCTTTATCTGAATAAACTTTAAAACTCCATGCAGGATCAGCATAAATAATATTATATTTTTTGTTTGGTAAAGGTATCTCACTCATACTGCATATCCACCATATTATTAAATGTTAAACTATCACGCACACCAAAATAATTGCCTAATGGGTCTTGTAACATAACATCGGCATATATTTCTTCGCTTTCATACCATGTTGGTTGTGTTTGTACTGGTGCTTGTTGATAGGT